AGCAACATCGGGTACGATTTGTGTTCCTTTGCTCTGGGCGTACACCCCTACCGCAGGACGCCGAAAGAGGCGACGATCTGGGCGGCGGCGAATACCTGGCCCTTGGTGGGCAAGCTGCTGTGGAAAGAGAAGCTCAAGATGTATCTGCCCATGCCTCAAATCCGCAGCGTCGTCTGGCATAACAAGCAGGAGGAAATCCCCGCCGAGCTTCGTTTGGTCAACGGCAATACCATCGAGTTCAAAGCCTACGAGCAGGGCCGAAAGGCGTTCGAGGGCCGGGCCATAGACGCCTTCTATGGCGACGAGCAGATCAAGAGTGATTCGCTGGGTATCTGGACCGAGATTCAGGCCAGGCTCATGGACAAGAAGGGTTTCAGTTCGCAGAGTATGACGCCCATCATGCCGCAAGGCTGGCTGGAAGAGCGCATTGAGACCATGCCGCCAACGGACGATGTGTTCTATGCCGATCTCAACGACAACCGTAAGAGCCGGGGCGGATACATCGACGACGCCGAGATTGACTCGCTCATTGCCCAGTGGCCCATCGAGATTCAGGAGACCCGTATCAAGGGCCGGTTTGCCGCCTTCTTCGGAGCCGTTTACAAAACTTTCAATCGCGCTGTCCACGTCTGTAAACCCTTCCAGATACCCGCCGACTGGCCGAGATACAGGGCGATTGACTGGGGCTTCAACAATCCCTTTGCGTGCGTGTGGCTGGCAAGGGATCCGGACAAGCGATGGTACGTCTATGCCGAGCACTATCAGGCCCGTGAGACCCTGGCCTACCACGCCGAGCGCATCAAGCAAATCAGCGGCACAGAGACGTACAGGGCGACGTGGGCCGACCATGATGCTCAGGACGCCCACGAACTTAGGAAACTGGGCATACCGAGCCTGCCGGCGAAGAAGGACGTACACTTGGGTATCGAGGCCGTACAGGCCGCACTCAAGATTCAGGGGGACGGCAAGCCGAGGTTGTTCATCTTCAAGACCTGCCGCAACACCATTAAGGAAATCAGCGGCTATAAGTGGGCCGAGGGGAAAGAGAATCGAGAGGCCAAAGACGAGCCCTTGAAGGTCAACGACCATACGACCGACCTCGTGCGGTACATCATATACGCCGTCGATGGGAAATTCTATTTTTCGCAGAGCGAGTTGACCGAATGATCGCCGATATCAAGACAAGTCCGCTGAACTATCCCCTGAGCGACGTGGAGCTGACGAACCAGTGCAAGGCGATCTTTGGCGGCGTGAGCTGGCCGTCTAAAGCGCCGGGCTTCGCCGTCGTGCTGGGGATGCTCTACGAGAAGCACTTCGACAGTCACGACATCTACCTGCTGGAAGAGTACGAGACGTTCGACACGCGGGAGCTGGTGCGGCGGTGCGGCGCGCTCGACGCCCGCTACAAGCCGACGGCATGGTTCGGCGACGCTCGCAATAATGCCGCCGATAAGCTCATCAAGGAACTGGATTCTGAGTTGCAATCACCGGCAACCTCGCTGGTCCTGCGACGCTCCTTCTACATCTGTCCGACGATGATGGTGGAGATGAAACCGCTCTACGCCTATATCCTGCCGCATCTCAAGCGACTGCTGGACCCTGAGCGGCGTATGCTGTTTCTCAAGGACTCCAAGATCGTCAACTACCTCGCGGCGATTGAAGAGAGTGACATTGTGGGCTTGCCCTTTGGCGAGTACCCCTCCATAGAGGCCCTGGCCTTCGCCGTGATTGAGATGAAGGAGCAGTATCCCGACGCCAAGCCGGTCCAGTTGGGGCAGGAGAAAGACGGCGACGCCAACGACTTCGCCAAGAGCTATGCGGTCAAGACCGTGTTCAAGTAAAGAAATAGGAGATTCACCCATGCACCACATCTATGAAAAAATCTATCCCGTCAATCAGCAGGCGGCGCTGCTGGCTCAGGTGGAGCGCCACCGAAGGAAGGGGCGACGGATCGTCTTTACCAACGGTTGCTTCGACGTTGTGCACCGTGGGCACGTCGAGTACCTGCAATTCTGCCGATGGCAGGGCGAGACGATTATCGTCGGACTCAACACCGATGACTCAGTCCGGCGCATCAAAGGCGCCGAACGTCCCATCAACTGCGAACGGGACCGGGCGGCGGTCCTGGCCGCGATGCACATGGTCGATTGCGTCGTGCTGTTTGCCGAGGACACGCCCGCCAATCTCATCAATAAGATTCGCCCCGACGTGCTCATCAAGGGCGAGGACTGGGCGGACCGGGGCGTCGCGGGGGCTGAGACGGTCGAATCCTATGGGGGCAAGGTGCTGTTCGCCCCACTCGTGGCCGGTTTAAGCAGTACGGCGGTGATCGAGCGGTTCAAGTAATTGCTGTGCGTTTGCCGAAGGCTAATCCATTATGGCAAAAAAACGAACGATAGCCGAGCAGAAGCAGCCACCGGAGCCCAAGACCACCGGCGACGGCAAGGAAACCCTCAGCGACCCCGCGTACCTCAAGAAGTGGATTCTTGACTGCAAGAAGGAGGCGGAGAACGCGACGGACACACTGCGGAAAAAGTGGCAGGAACTCTGGCAAATATACCAGAACATGCAGGACTACGAGGACAAGAAGGAGTGGCAGTCTCAGACCTGTATCCCGAAACTATTTATGGCCGTGGAGCGCTCGAGCCTACTCATCGAGCGGGCCACCTTACAAACGTCGAAGCTCTTTCACATTGAGTTGGACGATGAGTTCATCCTGCCGTTGAAGGAGGAGATTCGGCAGGCCAAGAAACAACTCGGACTGATGCAGAAGCGGGCGGCCGACGTACTCAAGACGGCCAAGCAGATGCTCGATTCGCAGGCCGGGCAGCAGCCGACCCCTGATACGATGGCCGCTATCGAGTTGATGCAGAGCCAGATTACCAAGGCCGATGAGGTTGTTCAAACGTCCAAACAGCAGCTCGAACAACTCCAGGATGAACTCAATGAGTACGAGCAGCAGGCGAAGTATGACGATCTTCGCTTCAAAGCCCATCTGAAAAAGACGAACTTCGTAGCGGCGTTTGGCGAGATGATCAAGGGCGCATGTCTCCTAGGGCTGGGGGCGGTGAAGCGAAGTTGGAACCGGGCCAAGAAACGCCTGCTCTATGAGAACACCGACGTTCAGAACCTCTACATCGCGCCGGAGTTCATGCCGTTCCAGGACGAGAATCCTCGGTACGTCATCGAGTACAAGGAAATGGACCTCGCCAAACTCATCGAGATCGCGCGCGATGCCAACAAAGAAAGCGACAGCGGCAACGAACACGCCAAGGATGCACCGTTCGATATGGCCGAGATCAAGAAGATTCAAGAGACCTACAGCCAGAAGGACGAGCGCGAAGATCGGATGCAGCGCGAGGGGCTGGATACCTATACCCCCGTCTCGAAGAAGGTAGGAATCCTGGAATTCTGGGGCGATGTCGTCAGTAAGGACGGCCGCGAGACCAAGAAGGGCGTGCTCGTGTGGCTCGCCAACGAAAAGTACCTCATCCGCAATCACCCCAATGGCTACAAGGATGCCAAGCACCCCTGGGACTTCTGGATCCCGATGGTCTATCCGCATCGCGGCGTCGCAGGAACCTCAATGGTAGAAGCCGAAGTCAAGCTCCAGTACACGCTGAATAACCTGCTCAACCTCTTCATCGACAATCTCACCTTCAGCGTCAACACGATGTACCAGTTCAAGCCGCAGGACTTGATGGAGCCGCAAAACATGACGAGCATCTATCCCGGCAAGCTCATCAAGCTCAAGCCGGGTGCGGCGGAACGGGCCGTCTTCCCCGTCGAGAAGAGCGGCATCGGCGCCGACGCCTTCCGCGTCTTCGATATGACCGAGAAGGCCCTCCAGGAGAATACGGCGATTACGGAGTTCCTGACGGCCATGCCGAGCGGGGCGAAAAAGACCCTGGGTGAGATTGAGATCAAGACGCAGGAGTCGCACGGCTACTTCGACGTGATTGCCCGAAAGTTAGAGGTCAACTCCATCGCCAAACTGCTCTATAACAGTTACGAAATGCTGGAGCAGTTCACGGATACGTTCTCGAACCTCGAACGCTATCAGTTCAACGTCGGCGGCCTGAGCCTGCTGCTGCTTCGTAAGGAAATGGTCGAGTACCTGATGCAGGCACTATCATTGGCTCTCAAGAATCCGCAGATTGCGGCTTGGACGAATTTGAAGGACCTCTGGGAGCGGCTGTTGGGCATTTGGGGTCTGGACGAGGCCCACCGCGAGGATGAGCCGGATAAGATAGTGCCGCCTATGCAACAGCCACAGAGACCACAGCTTATGCCCGGCCAGCAGCCACAGCAGCCACAGCCGATGCAGGGAGTGGCATAGGACGAAAGGATGAACAGTATGAACGAGACACCAGCCCAAATGGATGCGAGATTACAGGAACTGGCTGACCAGCATGCCGCCGATAAAAAGGAACCAGATGCGCAAAGTCTGAGGGCGATGAAAGAGCACATTGAGCAAGCCTGCAAGGCCCCGGTTTTGCCATTACAGCAAATTGCTCCTCCGCCTCAGACCATGCTCGTCAGTTTTGAATCGGGCCACTACAAGAAAGTCACTGGGAAGTGGAAGGGTGACAGTGTGTGGACGCACTGGATAAAACCTGACGGCAAGATGGTCCATATCAACAAGGACAAAGTGGAGTATTACGAGGAATTATAATCATGGCGAAACGAAAAGTCGCATCATCGTACACCGAGCAGCGACGGCCAAGTGACCATGTTTGAGCCAAACCCGAACACCATCCGATCTTATCGTTGCGACCGCTGCCCGCAGACGCGCACGGTGACGGTGATCGACCCGCGTCCGGACGACGACTGCTGCGAGTGCGGGGGGCGATTCACGATTCTGCTCTCCGAACTAAGATGGGAATTAAAACCAGTATGAGCGAATTCGAGCCTATCGCTGACAAGCAGGCCGTCATCGAGAGGGCCGCCAAGCTGCGGACTCAAACGCAGACAAAGGAAGCGAAAGGATGAACGATGAACCAACGCATATCCATAAAACCCGGCGAACTGTTCCGAATTGGCGAGAAACTGTATGCGCGTTGCAGTGATTGCGGTGACATTGTCTGTGTCAATAAACCACTAATTGGGAGCATGCATATTTGCTCATCGAACGAAAACTTTGAGAAGAAAGAAAAATGCCCTACAAGATCGAAAAGCGAAAAGGCCCCCGGCCTTACAAGATAATCAACACTGACCGCAATGAGGTGGTCGGAAGCAGTGAGACCCGCGCCATGGCCGAGATGTCGATTCGCCACCGCGAAGGTTCGGAAAACGAAGAAGACAATATGCGCCACTACGTCAGGGACAGGAAGAAAGCGACGGGGAAAGGAAAGTGACATGAAGATAATCGACCTGGGAGAAAAAGAATCAACGTGTATGCCGTCATCGTCAAAAAGTACGGAGCCGCGCGTCTATTATCCGAGCGTCCATTTCAGCGACAACGGGCAGGACGGCAAATCCTCATTTGATTCCTCCGACATCAACAAGAAACTTACGGTGACGGTTACGATCAAGTTAGTCAGCATTGGCGTTGACGACAAAGGCCAGGGCAAGAAGAAGTTTCAGTATCACTTCGAGGTCCAAAAGATCGAGATGCCCGACGATATGTCGAAAGAGGGTGACAGACTCAAGGGTCGCCAGGAGGAGCGGGCGAAGAAACGAGGGATGGCATGAGCCAATTTCAACCCCCTCAGGAAACGCAGGCCCTGATCCAGAAGGCCAACAAACTCAGGAGCCTCGTGGCGAACCCCGGATGGACGGATGTCTTCGAACCCCATATCCGCGAGGAAATCGAGGGTTTCAAGTGCACCATCCTGACGGGCGACTTTACCGAGATCGTGGAGTTGAAGGCCAACCAGGAGAAGCTCAAGTTTCAGGAGTACGTCCTGTCCTGGGTGTATGGGATTATCGCCGAGGCCGACGAACTTGAGAAACAGGAAACCATCCGTTTAGCGACGAAACCTGCCAAGCAGGAGGCCACCCAAGCACCATGAGTCCGCATCACGACATCGAAGCAGACGCAGAACGCCACTTTAGAGCCAAGCAGGATAGGGAGTGCCCCCTGCCTGGAATTACAGTCCAGGAGAGGAAAACGCCGAAACACGCTTTAGGCCAGTTGATTCTGGCCCACCTGCCGGTAGAATGGCAGCCGGGTTTTACGGGCCGGATTATCGTCGAGGTCGATTGCAAGGACGGTGTCGTTAAGGATACGTACATAGTGCCGAGAAAAAAGATGGTAGAATCATAGTCAATCGAAAGGATGAAGGAGATGGCAGGCAAGTAGATAACAAGCAAAACTGAGTAATTGACTTAACAAGAACAGCCAAGCTGGAAGATCGCCCCTGTTCGGTGTCACTGTGACGCCGTCAGGGGCTTTTTTTTATTGGATTTCTGATGAGGCTTGAACAACTCAGCGATGGGACTCAGGCCGGAAAAAGGAGATGTTGACATGGCAGACGAAATCAGACTCGAAGAGGGCTCAGTCGCTCAACCCCCGCAAGGTGACGCAGGGACAATGGGCGATGGGCAAGTAGCAGACGGTGCAGGTGCAGGTGCAGCGGCGGCCGGCGGCGCCGCCGGTACTCAGGGCCAACCCGCGGCCGGAACCGAAACCCCCGACTATAAGGCTGAAGTCCAAAAGCTCCAGGCGGCAACGAAAGAGCTTCAATCGCAGTTCACGAAGGTCTCTCAGGACGCCGCGCGCAGCCAGGAATTGCTTCAGACGCTGGAACCCTACATCGACTACAGCCGGATTCAGGGCGGGCAACCGGGCCAAGCCGCAGATGAAGCCGGGGACGCAGACGCTGAAAGCTACTTTACGAAAAAAGATGTCAAGCAACTGCTCGACCAGCAGGCTACCACCTTCCGCCAGGAGTTGATCGCCCAGAACGTCAGGACCAAATACCCCGACGTGTGCGACAACGGGCCGAAGGAAGTCATTGTCCGCTGGCATCTGCAAAACAAGACCTCCCCGCACGAGCCGGCCGAGAAGCGGATTGAACGGGCCGTCGAAATGACCCGCGAGATCCTCAAGGCCGAACGCGAGTCCGGGAGGAAAGAGGCTGACGACGCCAGGAAGAAGACCGAAGACGAGGCCAGGAAGAAGGCCGCCGCCGCCGCCCAGATGAGCGGTACGGCCGCGACCGGACCCACATCTCCAGCATCTGGAACTCCGCAAGTCAACGAAGAAATGACAGGTGAAAACTACGTCAACGCAAGGAGGAACCGACGTGCGCAAACACAGACGGTCGCTCCTTAGCGCTCGACGATAAGGAGATTTTATTATGGCAACACAGCAATTGTGGGTGACAAGCACGCTGGGCGGTTACATGACCAATCCGCGCTTGTCACAGAAAATCTGGGACGCGGCGCAGCCGCTCATGCGCTTCGCCCAGTTCTGTAACATTAAGGACGACGCCCTGAACGGCGGCGGGAAGGGCGCGATCATCCTCTTCGACAAGATGGGTGATATCCCGGGTACGCACGGGACGCTGGTTGAGACTTCGACCATGCCGCGTGCGACGTTCATCCTGGGGCAGGGTACGGCTACCGTGGCCGAATATGGTGTGGCGATCCCCTTCACGGGCAAGCTCGAAAAGATTTCCGAGTTCAACGTGGACAACATCGTTCACAAAAAACTCCGGAGCCACCAGGCGCAGACACTCGATCGGGCCTGTAAGGCGGCCTTCATCGACACGATGGCGAAGTATTGTGCCGTTGCCACCGACAGCTATTCGCTGACGACGAACGGTACGTGCATTGCCACGGGGGCCTCGAACCTCAACAGTTACCACGTCAAGAACGTCTGCGACCAGTTGAGCAAGTGGAACGTACCGCCCTACGACAATGAGGGCAACTATGTCTGCATCGCTTCGGTGAACGCCCTGCGCGGGCTGACCGACGACACTACATGGATCGACGTGTTCCGCTACACCAAGCCCGAGCAACGGCTCACCAATGAGGCGGGCAAGATTTACAACTGCCGCTTCGTGAAGGAGAACCACCTGCTCTCCAATGCGCTCAACACGAGCTATGGCGAAGCCGTGTTCTTCGGTGACGACGCGGTGATGGAGATTCCCATCATGCCGCCCATCATCACTTACGAGGAGAAGGACCACGGGCGCGATAAGAGCATCGCCTGGCGGGCTCTGACGGCCTTTAAGAGCATCTGGTGCGACATCGACGGAAAGACCGGCGACAGCGTCAGCTCGACCTACGGCTGGTATCCTCACATCATCCATCTGACGAGCGCCGTGTAAAGACCCTGTGAGTGTGGAAGTGTTTGTTAAATAAGTGAAACAGCCAACATCTTTTTAGGAGATACATTATGGCTGGCGAGCAATACACAGACCCACTGTATTGTGGGGCATCTGAAATCCAGATACCGAACATCAGTGGGACAGCAACGGCAACGGCGTCGGCCGGCGTGCCGAAAAAGGAAGACGCCTCGAAGTTCGAGCTTTTCGCCCGGTGCAAACTGCTGGCGATGAAGTTTCAGGTTCTGACGGCGTGTACACCTGCCATCGGCGGCAACGTACTGCTGATGAACGGGACAACCCAACTCGGAGATGTCGCCGTCGGACTGTCAACGGCCCTGACTGACGTGGACGGAACAATGACGGCAGCCGCCTGTGCGGACATTGCGGCCAATACCGAGCTTCAGATCGACATGAGCGGTACGGCAACGTCCTCGGCGGGCGTCTGCACGGTCGGACCAGGGAACCTGCGGATCACCTATCAGCGACTGTTTGCCTGACAAGGGGCTGATTCATCCTTTCGTTTTGGCGGCCGGGGGCGGGGCTCGTGGCTACGCCCCCGGCGCCACTAAGGAGTACACCGATGATCTATGACTGCTCGCTCTTCTACGATGAGTTTACACTGTTGGATATTCGCCTGGCCGAACTGTGGCCGGTCGTGGATAAATTCGTCATTCTGGAGTCCAACAAGACCTTCAGCGGAAAGACCAAGCCCCTGTACTTCAGCGACCAGACTGAACGGTATGCCTCCTATAAAGACAAGTTGGTTCCTGTCGTCTTCGCGCAATCGACCCCCAGCGCCGACCGATGGGAGAACGACTATGCCCAGCGCAACGCCCTCGGCGACTATTTGAAGACCGTCTGCCAACCCGACGACATCATTATCCTGACGGACGGTGACGAGATCGTTGCCCGCGATGCCGTTGAGGTGTTGCCTTTCTCTGTCTTGCCGGTTCGCCTCTCGGTAAGGATGTACTACTACTATTTCAACTGCCGCCTCAAGAAAGACTGGCTTTGGCCGATAGCCTGTCGATACGAGGACTTCCTAAAGACCTACAAGGGTTCATGCCAGAGTTTGCGGATCAGTTACTCCGATACTCAGCCAGTTGTCCCGAACGCGGGCTGGCATTTCAGCTACGTCATGCAGCCCGAAAGGATCGTTGAGAAGTTAGGGGCCTTCGCGCATTCGGAATTCGATACTCCAAAATGGTGCGACCTCGACCGAATCGAAGCCTGCCGTAGAAACCATACGGATTTATTCGAGCGCCCGGACCATATCTACGAGATTACCGGCTTAGACGATTTGCCGGAAGCCATCCGAAAACATCCCGAAGACTATGCGGAGTTTCTTGCGTAAGATGCCAGTATCTGTCGTCATTCCGTTTTATAAAAACCGAGTGCAACTCGACAAGTGCCTCGAACACCTGCGCCAGCAGACGTGCAGCGTCCAGGTCTATATCCACGACAACTCGGACGAGAATATCTATTTCACAAGAGCCATCAATATCGGCCTGCGCTACTTTCTTGAACAGACGCCGAGTGAGCCCTACATCATCATCTTGAATCAGGATATGTATCTCGAACCCCAGGCCGTTGAAGAGATGGTTTCGTTTATGGACGCTACGCCTGACTGCGGGATTGGGATGCCTCTTCAACTGTCACACGAGAAACCCAACGAGGTCATCTTTGCCGGGGGTTTCGCCGCCTACCCCATCGGGACGGCCGGTTGTGGGCCTCTGGATGATTTCCAGGAGAATAGGCAAATCCGCTGGGCTTCGGCCTGTTGCTGGATTATGCGAACGCGGATGCTCAGGGAAATCGGCCTGCTCGACGAGAACATGCAACTGATCGGCAGCGACAGCGACTATTGCTTCATGGCTCGCTCCCGTGGCTTTCAAATCTGGAATATCGTCAAGGCCAGGGGGATTCACGAGGGTGGGGCCTCGAAGGTCTTCGGCTCGCCTATCCTGCATACCCGTAAGGTCTTGGATACTGACTATTACGCCCGCAAGTGGATTACGGGTGAACTTTTTGAGGTTCTCAATCACCCCGACGTACCCGCGACGCGGGAGGCATTAGCGCCGGACATCGACAACATACGCGGCCAGGTGGCGGAACTACACAAGGCAAAACAGAACGAAAGGATGGTCACAGTATGACATGGACAGCACAAACATCGCAGGGCTATGAGGCCCAGAAGTGCCGGTATCGCATCGCCAGTTATCTTCGGGGAACGGGTCTGGACCTTGGCGCAGGCGATGGCAAGGTCTGCAAAGAGGCTATCGGGATCGACATCGGCGGGACGGCGGCAGACATCAAACTCGATCTCTCGGAAGATCGGGCTCTCGGCATCTTCGCCGACGGCAGTTTCGATTACATCTTCAGTTCGCACTGCCTGGAGGACTTCAAATGCACGGAGGCCATCCTGCGAGAGTGGTGGCGTGTCATTCGACCGGGCGGACATCTGATCCTCTACGGTCCCGACAGAGATTATTACCCGAATGTTGGAACCACTGGCGCGAATCCGAACCATCAAGTCGATCTCTACTGGCAGGACGTTTGGAAGATTCTGGAGGGCTTCGGCAACGCCAAGAAAATCTCAGCCAGTCGCCACAACGACAGCAACGAATACTCCTGGCAACTCGTCATCCAGAAAAAGCAGGGGCTGCTCAAGAGGCTCCTGCCGACTCTCATCAAAGAACCGTTCGGCGCCAATGACGGTCAGATTTGTTTTCCGCGCCAGAAGGTGACGAACAAGGAGTGCCTCGTCATTCGCTACGGTGCGTATGGTGACGCCGTATGGGTGACGCCGGTACTCAAGCGACTCAAAGCCGAAGGCTACCACGTCGTCTATAATTGTACGCCCTACTCGGCGGAGGTGCTGAGGGCCTGCCCGTGGATTGACGAATTTCTCGTACAGGGCAGGGACGTTGTACCCAACGTCGAATTGGGAACCTACTGGGAGGAAATCAGCAAGGGTTTCGAGCGGGTCATCAATCTGTGTCAGAGCGTCGAACGGACACTGCTCTTGCAGCAGGGACGGCCTGAATACCACCTGTCCCACAAGAAACGCCATGAGATGTGCAATGTCAACTACCAGGACCGCACAATGGAAGTGGCCGGCTATCCCGAGGCCAAAGGCCAGTTGCCGGAGTTGCACTTCACCGAAATGGAAGAGGCCCTGGCACAACTCATTCGGGAGGCGCACAAGGACAAATTCCTGATTCTATGGTCGCTGTCCGGCTCCAGTCTGCACAAGTGCTACCCGTGGACGCATATCGTAGCCGCGCGGATTCATCAGAGTTACCCCGACGCCGTGATTGTCACCGTGGGCGACGAGATGTGCAAGATGCTCGAATCCTGGTCGCACCCCAACACCTTGAACAAGTCCGGCGTCTGGACCATCCGGCAAAGTATGCTGATGACCAAGTACGCCGACCTCGTCATAGGGCCGGAAACCGGCGTGCTCAACGCGGCGAGTTGCTATCCGACGCCGAAGATCGTACTGCTCTCTCATTCGTCGCCGGAGAACCTGACGAAATACTGGCAGAACTGTGTGCCCCTTGCGGCCCCGGCGCATTGCCAGCCGTGCCACAGACTCATCTATGACGGCGAGTGTCTGAAGTCTCAGGCCCAGGTCAAGGCCGTGGACGGCCAGTTGATTCCCTTCAATGTGCGGCATGAAGGCGCTAAGTGCATGGAGGCCCTCCAGCCGGAACGAATCTTAGAGACCATCGAAAAATTCTACAGGAGATGGAAAAATGTTCGACCCAAAGAAACCATTTGCGACGTGCGGCATGGGCCAGCGGATCTTCTATCAGCAGGACGGCGTGTACTATAACCCCTCGACGAAGGAGCCGGTGGACCTCAGTACACTCGCCAAACCCAAAGCCCCGACCCCGGCCGCTGCTTCACTGGTCTGCACATTCTGCGGAGTCCAGCGAACTACGCCGGAACTGTTCAGGGAACATCTGCTGGCTGTTCACCGGGACAAGGTGCCGGAACTCTCTGCTCCACCTGAATCGCCAACACCGGAACTGGAACCCATCGCTCCGTCCAAGTCCGCCGGCAAGTCCAAAGGTAAGGGCAAGTAGTCTATGAGGCCCCGCCATGCCCGAAGTGAGTGTGCTCATCCCAGCGAAGAACGAGGTCTATCTCGGCAAGACCATCCAGAACGTCTTGGCCGCTGCCAGGGGTGATGTTGAGATTATCGCCGTGTGTGACGGATACTGGCCGGAACCTTGTATTCCCGACGACCCCCGCGTCGTCCTGCTGCATTACGCCCAATCCATCGGCCAGCGGCCCGCGGTCAATCAGGCCGCCCGCATTGCCAGGGGCAAGTACATCTTCAAGCTCGACGGGCACTGCATGGTCGATGAGGGCTTCGACGTGAAGCTCGCCGCCGACTGCGAGTACGACTGGATCGCCGTTCCCCGCATGTACCAGCTCGACGGCGAGAAGTGGCACCCGAAGATGACTAAGAAGACGGACTTCATGTTCTTTCGGTCCCCGGACGCCGCCGAGCATCCCTTCCGCATCGACTACTACGACGCCCGTATTGCCAGGGCCTTCCCCGAAGAATATGCGGCCTACCGCAAGGCGCCGTGGCGGCAGGGCGATATCGCCGACACCATGACCTGCATCGGGGCTGGCTGGTTCATGCACAAAGACCGCTTCTGGGAATTGGGTGGCATGGACGAGGAGCATGGTCATTGGGGACAGATGGGGGTCGAACTGTCCTGCAAGGCGTGGTTATCCGGCGGGCGCATGGTCGTCAACAAAAAGACGTGGTTTGCGCACTTATGGCGAAATCACGCACCGTGGAGGCTCACTCAGCACCAGGTGGATAAAGCCAGAGAATACTCCAAAGACCTCTGGCTCAATAACAAGTGGCCTCAGCAAAAAAGGCCGCTGTCGTGGCTCATTCAGAAGTTTGCACCAGTCCCTACG